ATGGAGCTAAGGCTGTTTTCTTCTCAGCGGAAGACCCTGAGCGACTTCGTGGTCCTCAAGCATTTAGTGCTTGGACTGACGAACTGTGTGCTTGGCGTAACGCACAAGAGACTTGGGACATGATGATGTTCGGTCTACGTCTAGGGCGTAGGCCACAAGTCTTCGTAACAACAACCCCTAAAACAACCAAGCTGCTTCGTGGCATCATTGCTGACGAGAACACCCTTGTCAGTAAAGGCTCTACGTTTGACAACTCTGCTAACTTAGCGGGTTCGTTCCTTGATGCAGTAAAGAAGACCTATGAAGGTACGCGCCTTGGTAGACAAGAACTATACGCAGAGATATTAGATGAAGCGTCAGGTGCGCTTTGGAATAGGCAGCTGCTACACAAGTGTGAGATAGACAAGGACGATTTGCCTCAACTGAGCCGTATCATTGTTTCTATCGACCCTGCTGTTAGTGCTAATGCTGAAAGCGATATGACAGGTATGATTGTCGCTGGCATTGATGTAAATGGCATTGCCTATGTACTAGAAGATCATACTGATCGCTACACACCTCAACAGTGGGCTGCTAAAGCCATTGAACTATATCACAAGCACATGGCTGACCGCATTGTCGCGGAGAAGAACCAAGGTGGTGATATGGTCCGACATACTCTGCACACCGAAGATGAAACCGTTCCAGTCAAACTTGTACACGCTAGTAGAGGTAAGATGGCACGGGCTGAACCTGTATCCGCTCTATATGAACAGGGTAAGGTCAAGCACATCAAAGGACTTAACGACTTAGAGGATCAGATGGTACAGTGGGAACCTTTAGGGTCCACAGGCTCACCAGACCGTCTTGATGCTATGGTATGGGCTATAACGGACCTCTCACTGAATGGGTATGCAAAACCACAGCTAGTGCTGGCATACTCAAATGCTAAAGGCTTGAAGTAAAATGGCAAAGAAACTTTCTCCCACGGAATCTACTAACGTCTTGGGCGTTGCTGGTGACAATACATATAACGGTCAAATCCGTGCTGACGAGTTTCTGGCAGAGCTTCGTGGTAAGAAGGCTATTAGCAAGTATCGTGAGATGCGTGATAACGATAGCACTATAGGTGCTGTCATGTATGCTACTGAGCAAGTATTGCGTGATGTCGATCTGAAGGTCTACCCTTGTAATGACACAGAGGAAGCAAAGAGGGAAGCTGAGTATGTTCAGAGCGTTCTTGAGGATATGGATCACTCCCTTGACGACCATGTGGCTGAGGCTCTATCCTGCCTATCTTACGGCTTCGCTTGGTTTGAAGTTGTATATAAACGCCGTGTTGGACCTACTCAAAGTAGCGACAGGAAGCGTAGCAAGTTCACTGATGGTCGTATGGGTGTCCGTAAGATCGCAATGCGCGCGCCTTGGACGGTTTCTAAATTTGATGTAGATAGGAAGACTGGCGATGTTCTGGGAATGTACCAAGACACTGGATACGGTGTTAGTAAGCACTATATACCAGTCCGCAAGAGCTTATATTACCGTACTACTTCTATTAACGGCGATCCCAGTGGTCGCAGTATCCTCCGCAATGCTTATACGTCTTATCAGTACCTAAACAATTTACAAGCTATCGAAGCGATTGCAGTAGAGCGTGAGCTTGCTGGTATCCCAGTTGCTCGTATTCCCTCGGAGTACCTGTCAGCTGATGCCACACCCTCACAAGCTGCCTTTAGGCAGAACCTAGAGCAAATCCTTCGTGACGTTAAGTTCAACGAACAGGGGTATATCATTACTCCATCGGACACCTACCCCGATAAGGATGGTAGTCCAACTAACATCAAGTTGGTTGACGTTGAGCTTATGTCTTCTAGTGGTTCTAGGAACATCGACATTGACCCTATTGTTCGTCGCTATCAGCACGACATTGCTAGGAGCGTCTTGTCTGAGTTCCTTATGCTCGGTAGTCAGGGCGGTTCTTACGCCTTGTCTAAGAGCAAGACAGACCTGTTCCTCCGTGCGCTTGAGAGCTACGTTCAACAGATCGTTGACGTACTTAACAAGCAGCTGGTTGAACGACTATGGGAGTTGAACGGTCTGGACTATTCACTGATGCCAACCATCAAGGCTGGTGATGTCGCTCCGCATGATCTTCGTGAGATTGCAGGGTTCCTGCGTAATCTTAATGGCGCAGATATTAACGTCAGTAATCACCCAGAGGTCATTCAAAACCTCATGGACATTGCTGAACTTAACTATGACCCTGATGGGGATACAGAAACAACTCTTGAAGAAGAACAGGAAACTAACTAATGGCATTTCTTAATGATCGTGTCTTTGACAACGGACTTACCGTTCTCGACACAGAAGCAAACGCAGTCCATGTAACCTCAGCTGAGGCTACTGACTACACCGAAGCAACCTCTACTTACAGTCTTGGTTCTTCCTCCTCACTTTCCATCGGCGCTCCCGGTGATCGTGTAGGCGGTGGACGTAAGGTGTCTGTAACAGCTATCGACGATGGAACCATCTCAGGTACTGGTACAGTTACTCACTACGCACTTGTAGACACTACAAACTCTCGTTTGTTGGCTACAGCTGCTTTGACAGCATCTCAGTCTGTAACATCGGGTAACACGTTTACTCTTGCTACATTTGACATCGGCATCCCTGATCCATCTTAAGGAATAGACTATGGCACTTGTTATTAAAGATCGTGTAAAGGAAACCACTACGACTACTGGTACTGGTACTTACACACTCGCAGGTGCCGAAGTTGGTTTTCAAGCGTTCTCCGCTATTGGTGATGGCAACACAACTTACTATACCGTTACCGACAATGGTGATTGGGAAGTAGGTATTGGAACGTACACTGCCTCTGGAACCACTTTGGCCCGTACTACCATATTGTCGTCATCTAATGCAGGTTCAGCGGTAAGCTGGTCAGCTGGTGAAAAGTTCGTATTCGTAACTCAACCATCATCTAAGGCTAACTACCTAGATGCAGATGGTTACGCTACAGGTATGGACTTCAAGACAAGCCTCGACCTAAACACTACTGTTGCAAACAAACCCTCCTACTCTGAAGGTCGTATCTTTTACGACAAAGCCTTCGGTGCTTTAGCCTTCTATAACGATGAGAGTGAGATCACACTCCAGATCGGTCAGGGAGAGTACATTCGTGTATATAACGATACGGGAGCTACTATTGCTAACGGTAAACCTGTATACCTAACTGGTGAATCTGGAGCTACTCCAACCGTTGCTATTTCTAGGGCTGATGGAACTTTCGCACAGTCACAAGCTGCTGGTATAGCAACTCACGACATTGAAGATAGCTCTATAGGCTATATAACCACACGGGGTCTTATCGCAGAAGTAGATACGTCTCATTTAACCGTAGGTCAACCAGTACACGTTGCTATTGGTGCCTCTGGTGGGACACAGACTGCTTCCCCTACATACCCTAACTTCCCAACAGAAGTTGGTATTTGTTTGATTAGTGCTGCATCAGGTGGGTGTATCTACGTTAGTATATACCATGAGTCATTTGAGACCCTGCGAGTTGAGGGTAATGCACACTTTGATGCTGACCTCACTGTAGACGGCGACCTTACTGTTAACGGTACTCAGACGATTACTAACAGCAACAACATTTCTTTGTCTGGTGCGTTTAGCTACTTCAACTCTGGTGACACTATCGGGGAAGCTAACACTGTATTTACTGGTTCTGGTCTAGACGATGCTATCTTCACTGGTCACTACGAGGGTACTAGCTCTAACAAGACCTTCAAGGTAAAGATTACTACCTTGCACACAGGTGGCACTGAGGATTTGTTCCGTTGGTCTACTGATAACTTTGTAACTCAGTCAGCTGAGATTGAGATTACAGGTAGTGACCAAGAACTAGAAGAAGGTATTAAAATTGAGTTTAATGCCACTAGAGGTCACACTGTAGGTGACATCTGGTCAGGTACAGCCTCTCCTGTTAACTCAGATACAGGTATCGCCTCTAACCGCAACACTGGCACTTCTGGGGTTGGTTACACTCACGTTGGTGTGTACTACGATGTATCCACTAACTACTGGACCTTCTTTGACGAGTACGCACCAGAACCTAATGGCTCTATTGATACTAGCGACTCTTCATTTTCCTACGGGGACATTAAGGTAAACAGTGTAATAGGTAACGTGACGGGTAACCTAACAGGTACAGCTTCTAACGCATCTCAGTTACTAAACGCTCGTGACATTAGCTTAAGTGGTGATGTGACAGGTACAGTATCCTTTAACGGTGGTTCAGATGCTGACATTGTAGCTACAGTAGTTAACGATAGTCATACACACGACACACGTTATGTACAACTCGCTGGGGACACTATGACAGGGACACTCAATGTTCCTACGGTGGACTTAGGTGACTGGACTATTACTGAGAGCGGCGGAAGTCTTATCTTTCAATATCAAGGTACTACAAAGTTCAGCATGAACACAAGCGGTACAATGTCTGTCGCTAATGACGTAGAGACTGACGCAACCTTCTAATATAATAAAAACAAGCTAATAGTGGGTACACGAAGATGGCAATTAAAATTAACGGTGTAGAAGTAATCGACGATAGCCGTAACGTCACCACCGATGTAGGTACAGTAGATGGTCGTAATGTGGCCTCTGATGGCTCTAAACTTGATAATATCTCTGCAAATGCGGATGTTACTTCTACTGCACTGCCATCTGCCCTCACAGGTTTACCCACTCACGCAGACCCTGACTCTTCTGACTTACTAGCTATATATGACGATTCTGCATCTACTTGGAAGAAAGCTACAATTACAGCAACTGCATTGCAGGGTGTTAAGGGACAGAAGGGTGAGGTTGGAGCTACTGGAACTACTGGCAATACCGGAGCTAAAGGCCAAAAGGGAGAAGTTGGCGTTACTGGCGCTAATGGAGCTAAAGGCCAAAAGGGAGAAGTTGGCGTTACTGGCGCTAATGGAGCCAAGGGACAAAAAGGTGAGGTTGGTTCTCAGGGCATACAAGGTATTCAAGGCATCCAAGGTATCCAAGGCGATAATGGAGCTACTGGTCAAAAGGGTCAGAAGGGCGAAGTTGGAGCTAATGGAGCTACTGGTCAAAAGGGCCAGAAGGGCGAAATTGGCGCTCAAGGTAATACTGGCGGAACTGGAGCCACTGGCAGTACGGGAGCTAATGGAGCTAAGGGTCAGAAGGGCGAAGTTGGCGCTGGGGGCGGAACTGGCGCTACTGGTCAAAAGGGTCAGAAGGGCGAAGTTGGACAAAAGGGCCAAAAGGGAGAAGTAGGAGCTACTGGCGGAACTGGTAGCACTGGTGGTGTTGGACAGAAGGGCCAAAAGGGTCAAACTGGAGCTACTGGCGGAACTGGTAGCACTGGCCAAAAGGGTCAAAAGGGAGAAGTAGGAGCTACTGGAGCTACTGGAGCTACTGGCGGAACTGGTAGCACTGGTGGTGTTGGACAGAAGGGTCAGAAGGGTCAAACTGGCGCGGGTGGAGCAACTGGCGGTACTGGGCAAAAGGGACAGAAGGGTCAAACTGGCGCTACTGGTGCAGGTCTTACTGGTACGGTATCGACAGCAGTAAATTTCTCATTGAATAATCCTCATGTGATTAATTTCAGTGCTACAAGCACTAACGATTCTAGAGGTATAAGTTTCAACTCCCGTACAGCCCTGACCTCTGACTCAAGTGATGGCTACCTACGATTAAACCAGAACGGGAATTTCGGTAATGGGGTTTACACCCCCTATCGGTTTAGGGCTGACGGAGTTTCATCTTTTCCAAATGGTGTTGTGATTGGGGATAGCGCCACCACATTACCTGCAAACAACGATAAGGGACTCCATATTGATAATGGGTTTATACAAAAGTTAACTTTCAGTGGATCGAATAGCGCCAAAATGGTATTCCGAAATTCATCTGATGCAGGTAAGATGGAGTTTGGTATTCAAGATAGTGATGTCCTAATCAAAAACTATTCGGGTAGTGATTACGATATATGGGGTAACAGTAATTCTGGCGAAGTCAACTTAAAACTCTATGGCGCTGGTGATTACTGGGGTTCTGTAACAGCTGCTGATGGAGATAACTTTGAACACTTGATAGGATTTAGGGATCAAGATAATCACTGGACATACAAGATTTTCGGTAACTCAGATCACAGATGGTATGTAAACAACGATGAAAAAATGCGTCTTGACTACAACGCTGGTGGACAAGAACTGCACGTTGAGGGCAACGTGATTGCTTACTCGTCAACCGTTTCTGATGAAAGACTAAAAACTGACGTTGTAAAAATAGAAAACGCACTTGACAAGATAGATCAAATAAGTGGGTACACCTTTACTTACAAAGCTGACGGTAGAAAATCTGCTGGTCTTATCGCCCAAGAGGTTGAAGTTGTACTGCCAAGTGCAATACACGAAACTGGACTACCTTTGAAAATGGGGGACGAAGACGAAACCCAGTACAAAACTTTACAGTACGATCAACTATTTGGTCTACTTGTCGAGGCAATCAAAGAGCTAAGGGCAGAAGTATCTAAACTAGGGGTTAAGTAGGATGACATTACCTGCATCAGGTCAGATCTCACTAAATCAAGTAAACGTGGAGCTTGGGCAAACTGGTACGACTCAGATAAGTATGAATGACACAAGTGTTCGTGATTTGTTTGATGTATCATCTGGTCAAATTGCTATGTCTAATGGTCACGGCAAGTCTGACGCTCAACCTATCAACCCCTTTGGTTTCAAACGACCCTTAAATGGAACAAGTCAACACTCCAACACTCAAGCTGGACCCAACAACGCATATTGGAGACGTTACTGCTTAGCCTTTGTAATTACCCACGCTGAAATGCAAGCCGCAGGTTGTGGGGGGCAAGGTCGCATAACGCAACTACAGATAGCCGCTCAGAACAACATACCCGCATATCCCTCCTTCCCAAACTACTCAGTCGGTATGTCACACGATTCCACAACAAGTAACACCACCAATGTTTCGGGGTCTCGATCAGGTGAGACGGTTTTCTACAACAACAACACCCACAACTGGTCTACCAATCAAGATGAGACTTACTTTCCCGCTGATAACACGTTTTATTATAATGGGTCTGACGCTCTAGCTATAAGAATGGCTTGGGGTCAGATACAACCAACCTACAACCGTTCTGGCATAGTTAGGACCACCACCACTGGAAGAATGTATTATGCGAGAACGGATAGCAGTGGTGTTTACTCACTTAGCCAATCTTGCAGCTCGTATGTGAGTTACAGACCTTCTCTGATCTTATATTGGTCGGGGGGAGTGTAGGTTGATAGTCTACCAGATTTCACTTCACGGATCTGCTTACGATGCTAGGGACAAGACTTGGGATCAGATGTACTCTGAGACTGACTGTAAGCCTGATACAAGCTGGTTAGACCCTATCCATAACAGACCACTGCTTAAAGGTGAGTTTGGATGCTCAGTGAGCCACTACAGGGTCTGGCAGAAGATAGCTGAGAGTAACCTCAACGGTCTTATACTGGAAGAGGATGCTGTCTTTGATGAGATCAACCCTAGTCATGTAGACTGGATGCTAGAAGACCACGACAGTGCTTGGCTAGGTTACAGGTGGAACAGTCTTGGTTACTGGTATAACTGCCATGCTTATGCCATCACCCCAGACACAGCGCGTATACTACTAGGGGGTTTTAAAGATAACATCATCCCAGTTGATGAATGGATACCAAAGAAGCTAGAAGACAAACGTAATTACTTCTACCCGACAGAGGTTGTTACTCAAATCCCACGGTCAACCCGACCTAGTGCCATAGAGGACACAGAAGTTATGAAACCCGATACATTACACCTATTTACTGTCGCCACAGACGATAGTAAGATGTGGGCATTAAAGCAATCTGCCGACAGGTTTGGAGCTAAGGTAACTAACCTTGGTGAAGGCTCTGGCTGGCACGATCCTATGGAGGGTCACGCTGGTATGCCCAAACTAAAGATGGTTAGAGAAGCCTTGCTAGACTTACCAGAAGATGATGTCGTCTTGTTCATGGACGGGTATGACACCTTCTTGGTTAAGACACCAGAGGAGATACTGGAGAGGTTCTTAGGCTTCAATGTAGACATACTGTTTGGCGCGGAAAACAACTTCTGGCCACCTGAGAAAGACCTACAGGAGAAGTTCGATACCAAATTCCCACGGGAGCATTACAAGTACCTCAACAGTGGTCAGTACATTGGACGGGCTGGTGCGCTAAGGAACTTCTTCTCACGGGCAGGTTGGCTTTACGACATGCAAGCCGAAGGGTTGGACGATCAGCAATACTGTCAGACTGAGTTAATATCAACAACACTCAAGGTTGCACTAGACCACGAAGCCTACATCTTTCAGAATGATGACCCAAGTGTTACTAAGTCTGGTGATGAGTTGCTTGGACCTATCTGCGCCCCTTGTACCTACCATGGTAATGGTGGAGAACAGGCTAAGTTATGGTTTGGTCAGTTAGCTAACCAATTCAATTACTACGAACCAGTAGCGTCAGCGCCCATCCTGTCTCTGCCGTACAACGAGGTAGCTGATGAAATCCTAGTCACTGAACTTCTTACTGAGAGTGAGTGTAAAGAGCTTATAAGGAAGTCTGACGAGCTTGGTTCTTGGTCAAGCATGGATGGCGACAAGTTCCCAGCACAAGAGATCAGGCTAAAGCAGTTAGGTCTCTGGAGAGATTACGAGAAACTATGGGAAGACAAGTTATCTAAGATATGCGAGAAGCACTGGAAGCCCGTAGAGTACATGGGGTTGAGAGATGCTTTCACTATGCGATACGCTGTGGACACTCAGACATCCCTTGGACTTCACACTGACGCATCTCTAATTACGGGTAGTGTAAAGCTGAACGATGACTACGAGGGTGCTACTTTGCACTTCCCCCGACAAAAGTTTACCAACCTAGATGTACCTGTTGGAAGCTGCATTTTGTTCCCTGCACAAGTAACACATGGACACTACGTCGATGAGCTACAGTCTGGGGTTAAGTATTCCCTTACGATGT